TTGGAATACACGCAGTTGGTGAACGAGGATCAAGGGAATATGTCGAAGAAGGCATACGTCAGATGAAGAAAGAGTTCTCAACCCTCATTGAAGGTGTACCTAAGCATACAATTGACCCATCCTGCTCGATACATAGAGCTGGTTTCTTCGGTAAATACATACGAGATACAGACGGAAGACCTAAGAAAGATGGATATTATGAACATGTTATGGACTCTTCTCGATATATTAGTCATCATCATAAGCAGGCAGACGCAGTAACTAATGCTATTATTCAAGCCAAGGTAGTAAGGCAATCGAGAAACTTTCTTAAAAACAGATTTACTGGATACGGGAGATAAGCGTGGCAAAACGACCGTTAGATTATAACTGGGCCAAAGACAAACAGTTTGCACAAACAATAGGCATGAACCTTATTTCTATCCATAGAGATCTAGAAGCTCAAAGACAAGAGCGACATGAGGTATGGCAGCAGTCATATAGGGCGTGGAGTGTAGATAGAACAGGGGCCGACAGAAACTATACTGGAATGGCTAACCTTCAAATACCACAATTAAGAAAAGAAATCGAAACCATGTCTCGCCGTATTTATAAAGGTATGCTCCCAGACGATTACCTTAAGGCAGAGCCAGTGTCTCTGCAATATGCAGAACTTGCTGAAGTTAATATGCAGCTAGTAAGACACTATTTTGATAACGTAATTAAATTTAAGACCGTAGCTATGCCTTGGATAAAACAAGGCGTAACATTTGGCACATCTCCAATGCGCTCTTATTGGCATAAAAATCAAAACGAAATGATGTTCAAAAAACGAGAGCCTAAGATTATGCCTGACGGAAGAATAGAGTTTAACTCTAGAGAAGTCAGCGAAATGGTAACTCTTTATGATGGCCCCAAACTAAGGTCTGAAGATATTTTTAATACCTATGTTTATCCTCATAATGCTTCTCGCTCCGAAGATATAGAAATGGTTTTCTGGCTTACTAAGGTTAGAAAGCATGAGCTTGATATTAAAGCTAAGAAGGGAATGTGTGAGGGTTTCGACGAGTTTAAAGACACCGAGAAAACCAGAGACGTTTCCGACTCAGAATCAGAAGAAAGGTTACTACAGTTTGGAGACTCAGGTCTATTCCTTTCTTTAGAAGGTACTGGATATTTTGATCTAATGGAGATCTGGTGCCCACTTCTTCTGCCTGGCAATGATGTTCCAGTCTCTTGCGTTGTGGAGATTATCAACGGATCGTATGTAACCCGCATACAAAGAAACCCATACTGGCATCAACAAATCCCTTATGACTTCTTTAGATTCATTACCCCACTTCCAGGGGAGTTTTATGGTCGAGGTCTACCTGAGGCAGCAGCAAGCCTTCAGCATCAGTTAGACGATACGATGAATCAAACAATGGATTCAAATACGCTTAGATTAAATAACATTACAATTATCAATCCAGCGTACGCCCCTAACTCAGATTCGTTTGAGATCGAACCTAATGCGGTTTGGTGGGCAGATCCAAACGCTGTAAAACAACTAGAGTTCCCAGATCTTTCTACCAGTGGATTCGCAGCCGCTGGAGCACTCAGACAGATGATATCTGAACTCTCTGACAACCAACCGCAACTTCCTGATCCAATCGCTGGCAAAGCCAGAAGCACAGGACAGGCTCAGATGGCTATTAATGAGTGGCAAACAGATCTGTTCACATTCATAGATTTTGCCTCAGAAGATGCTCTAAATTCTCTCGCATATAAAGTCCATCTTTTGATTCAGCAAAACATCAAAGATGATGAGGTTATTAAGATCACGGGAAGGTATGCAAACACCTACTTAGATAGGTACGTTACCGCAGAAGAAATTGTGGGCCAGTATAGGTTTAAATGGATCGGCGCACTTCAAATCGAAAACGTTGCCATTAGAACTCAGCAAATCTTAAATTTCCTTAAATTGTACCCAACACTCCCCCCAGACGCTCAGGCTAAAATTAGTTTGCAATGGGAGAACTTAATCATAAAGATACTTCGAGATGGGTTTAATATTAAGGACATTGAGAACGTTATCGAGACTAATCGCATGAAGGCATCAGTATCTGCACCTCTAGAGGAAAAGATAATGAAGCTTGGCGGTAAGATGATAGTTCATGAGTCTGACAATGATGAGGCTCATATTTCAGGACATAGGGCCGCAGACCTCGTAGACAAAGATTTCTACACTAAAGCGCAAAGAGCTAAGCATATCTTTGAACATGAAGAGGCTATGAAAAATAAGATGCTGGCTGCGCAAATGGCACAGCAGCAGATGATGATGGCAGCTCCAGAACAGGCAGCAGGAACCCCTGGTATGATGCCTCAAGGTGCGCCAATGTCAGATGCGATTAACCCAGGAGATATGGCTAGGGGAATGAGAGTAGAGAATGGAATCTAAGGTTTTCGAGCATATCATTAATGAGTTGTCGGCCGAAGATATAGAAACTCTTCGCGCCCTACACACGTCTTCTCTTTGGAAAAAATATAGAGAAGTATTGATTCGAGCGAAAGATGCACACTTTCTTGCAATGTTACCAGAGATGGATACCAATAAAACATTCCAAGCAAAGGGCATGGTCGCTGGTATAAATTATTGTGTTAACCAACTCCCCGTAATTTTGGCAGGAGACGCGCTTAAAAAGAAGCGTGAGATGAGTAGGCACCAATGAATAGAGAAATAGAATTAGTTATTGAAAAGGTTTTAGACGCTAAAGAGGAGATGGAACTTCACATTGAAAAGCTAGGTGTGATGGCCGATCCTATGTTAGACGAATCTTTTGATAGGTTACTAGACCTATTAAGAGAGTTTGAAGAGTAGCAAAAACCCTATGGTTCGTAGTGATTTCTGGCAGGGGAGTCACAGCTTGGGCTATAGGGGATTTATATAAACCCTCTGCCCTCGTTATGTGGGGATCGCAAACACTTCGCAGCACTGTCGATATGTGCAAGGAGATAAAATGGAACAATATAAACCTCAAACGCATCCTGGTCAGCAAATACCAGATCATCGTTTTGACGAACTACAATCGCAAATGCGAAAGCTGGAGATGCAAAATCAGCAGCTCCGTGGACACATTGATGCGATGACTCAGCGACAAGCAACTCAAGCTCCACAAGAGGAAGAGAATGGCTTTAAACCTGAAGTAGCGCAGCAACTAGAGAAATTCATTAAGAGACATGTTGAACCACTTCAAGCGGAATTAAAGAATAGCTTAGGCTTACTCTATGATTCTCAAGATGAAGTGCGGTTTCAGCAGTCTTACAATGGAGATCGTTGGGCAAAGTATAAGCCTAAAGTTGAGCAGCTTCGTCAAGAGATGCAGGCGCAAGGCAAGTGGGTAACAAGAGAGCAAGCTTTACAAATGGTTTACTTCGAAGAGACTGGTAAAAAGCCAGCCCCAGAAGCTGCAAAACAAGAGGCAGCGCCGAAGTATGATCCTTATTTTAATACAATGGTAGACCCTGCAACCGGACTTCCGTATAAAGGACAGCCAGCTCAAGCTCCACAAGAGACTGAGTTTAAAACAGAGCAAGCCCCAATGTCTCCACAGCAAATGCCTTGGCAGCAACCAGCAGCCCAGTGGCAGCAACCACAACAAGCAAAACAGGAACTTCCTTATGGTAACAAGCCAACCCAGAAGTTTGGCCTACCAGATCAGGGCGTTAACTCTGCATTTGCTCCAGAACATCAGGCCCCTCGCGCGCCGAGAGAGCTTACGATAGACGCTAGTGATGCTGAGCTGGATGCGTTTGAGAAAACTATGGGTGATATCCCATTCTAAAGGAGAATTAAATGGCAGGTTTACAAGGTTATAGCAGTTTTAGTAACAACGCGCAGACATACATTTCTGCTCAGACGCTTAAGCGAATCCACAAAGATGTGATCGTATATGGCATGGGCAAAAAAGAAAAATTGCCTGAGCGTTTTTCAAAAACATTCCAATACACTCGTTATGAGCGTTTGGATCTACCGTATTCTGCATTGACAGAGGGTTCAACACCTGCTGACAACGCGCAGATGTCTATCTCTACAGTTTCGGCTGTAATGGATCAGTGGGGAGATTTTATCAATCTTTCTGATGTAGCGGTTATCACAGCAAAACACCCTTCATTACAAAAGGGTATTGAGTTGTTAGCTATCCAAGCTTCAGAAACTATTGATCGTGAGTGCATTAAGCTTTTGCTTTCTAACACAAGCGTATCTTACGGTGGTGTGGCTTCTTCTCGTGTAACGTTGCAAGCTGGTGAAGTATTGTCATCAACAGTAATTAAAAAAGCTGTTGCTGCTCTACGAAACCAAGGCGCGCGCCCAGCAGCAGGTCGTCACTTCGTCGGTCTTCTTGATCCTTCAGTGGAACAAGATATTATCGGCGATGCAACGTTCTTGTTAGCAGCACAATACTCAAATATCTCAGCACTTCAAAATGGTGAAGTAGGTATTTGGCAGGGTGTTCGTTGGATGTGTTCTAACTTGTTACCTTCTATGGCACGTCTTGCTGATACAGTAGATGGCTCACAGAACTTAGGTAACTTGGCGAACTCAACAACTTATTACTACCAAGTTGTGGCTACAGACAACGCTACTGGTTTTGAGATTGCTTCTACACAGATCATCTCTCAAGCTACAGGCGCAGCCGATGAGTCAGTAACAATCACAATGCCAGCTACTACTGGTCGTAAGTACAATGTGTACTTCGGTTCAGGAGCAG